CTTTTTCCTCTTCCATTCTAGTTGCACCCATTGACATACAGTAGTACACCTGAGTAGAGTATGATTTATCATCTCTCTCAGAAATACGAGCTGTAATATCCTTACCAATGGCAAGTTTGATAGCATCTTTAGTGAAAGCAAAAACTAATCTGTCGTCAGTATTACTTGCATCGAAGCTCAATCTATTTGACATAATAAATTTAAATCCTAGGAAAGAATCAATTTGACCCTGTGCTAGAGCTTTAACTGTATTAAAGTCAGAAGATTTTACTTCTGTTGTGTTAAGCAAATCACTTATTTGAGTTGCTCCGCATACGATATATCTCGCTATGCTTGGATCTACATCTTTTAGATCCAGTTTCTTTTTAGCATCAAGTAGTTTAGCAACAGTTAAACCATCAGATTGGTTTGATGTTGCAAACTTTTGAGTGCTAGGTAACGCAACTGAAGTACCTCCAGTTTCGCCGCTATAAGCTGTTCCACCTAAAGCTGTTATGATAATATCATCAGTAGATCTACCCATTGCAGCAGCCGCAGCTTTTGCGTAGCTAGATGTAGGATCAATTAACATTCTTACTTTGTCGGCATCATCAATAAGATCCGCCCACTCGTAGTCTGCTAATGAAACCCTTCTTCTACTATGAGGAGTATCAATTTGTGGAGTTGACGCATGGCGAGAAGTTCTCACTTGTGCAGCAACAGAACCTACTTGTTCAAAATATGCATTTTTCCCAGTAATAGATTCCACATCAACAGCTTCACGCAAACGGCTACCCATTTGTTGTGAAAGCATTTGTACATTAGAACCATACTGCTGTACAAAAGCTGTTGTAATTTGATTAGACATAATGTCCTCCTATTCAAATTAAGGTTAAAAATTTCGATGAATTATCTACCAGGTAGGTTCGTCTGCATTTTACAACTGTTAGTTGCTCTACTATTCAGATGGTCAAGAAGGATGCTTTCGCACTACCCTTCTAAATTCGGATGTATCATGTTTTGTAAATCAGCTACTTCTTTAACAGCAGCAGCATGACCTGGATGATCTTTCAACCAATATGGATGAGTTTGATCTCCCATGATTTTTGAAACTTCTTTTTGTGCTTCATTAGGTGTAAATCCACCACTTTCAGTTTGATCTGGTCCTAAATTATCCTCAGAAAAATTATCAGATAATCTTGCAAGAGATTTTATAAAGCCAGGATGATTTAATATATCACTACCATCTTGTAGTTTAACATCTTTTAAATCATCAACAAAAAATTTACCAAAAACATTATTGGCTTGATTAACTTTTTTATCATAAGCTAAACCAAATTCTTTGCGTAATTCTTGTTCAGAATTAAGTTTATTTAATTCTGCTTGTTTTTGCATTTCTTCATTTCCTTGGTTTTCCAAATTACCATAGTAATCTAGTATTCCTTGTACTTGTTGAGGTAACATACCTAACTTATGCGCATGAGAAACAAAATTTTTTACTGGTTGCGGATCTGCTCCTTCTTGTAAAGTATAATTAACTTTATAATCATCAGGTGTTTCTGGCACACCTAACTTAGAAAATGTTTGTTTCCAATCATCTTCCGTAAAATTTTTATTTGGTACTGGCATTTTATCAGCACCTACCATTCGTTGTGCGTGAACATAGCTTTTTGCTAATTGTCCAGCATCCGTAAAATTTTGTAGTGATGCGTCTGCTCGTATATCTTCTGGCAAGGTATCAATAAATGATGTGTCTTGCGGTTGTTGGTTTATAGTCTGTTCAGATTGCACTTCTGGTGCAGTTGTCTGTTCTTCAGCCATTCTTTTTCTCCTTTAATTGTGGTTTTAACATTGTTTTAATCCACAAAGTAACTGCTCGCATACCTTCTAAATTTGCTGCTTTATACGGATCAGGATCAAATGTTGAATTATGTATTCCTGTTCTATTTTCTAAATCAGCTAAAACTAATGCACCCTCTTTGGTGCTAAAGGTAATTTGATATGCTTGTCGTAATTCTTTTATAATTTGTTCTTGTTTATCAGGCATTAAGTTCCTTTAATAGCGGTGCTGCCTTTCCTCCAGCTTCCGCCATTTGTGATGCTTGATCCATTTGTGCTTGTTGCTGTTGAGCTTCCGCTTGTTGTTGTCTTATGCTCGCAACTTCTTGATCCGATCGTAAAATTTTTCTAGGAACACCTAATACATCAGTAATATGTTTAACAAGTTTATCTGAATCTAGGTAATCCATAACTGGCATCATTTGTGATAATGGAGTTATAATTTCTAGTGATCGCAATATTGCTTGAACATCGCCAGTTTTTTGTGATCTTGCTAATGGCGATACATACTCAATATCAACAGTTTGACCTTGTAATGATACTGGTGGCTCAGGTAATAATTGTTTTCTAAGTAAAATATTAAAACATCTTGTTATTAAAGGTTGTAACATTTCTGCTTGTAGTCTGCCTAATACTGGCGACAATAACCTCATTTTTTCTTCATTACGCTGCATAACTTCTGTAGCTGTCATTCTTACATCTTGCGACATCAATAATTGGTCCACAAAGTATGCTTGTCGTATTGCTGTTCTTCGTTGTTCTTCTAAATTTAAACCAACTGGTGTGTTTGCACCAATTTGTAATGGTTCTATTCTATCTCTTGTACCAGATCTATAATAGTTTAATCCCCCTGGCTGTGTTCTAACTGGTAAAACAAAACTATCATCAGGTACAAGTAAAGGTGGATCAACCATTTTCTGTGCAGCTTTAATTGTTGTTTCTGACATTTTATTTAGCATTTTAATATCAGGTAATGCTGTCATGCTTGGAGAACGACCATATACTTCACTTGATGATTTTAACCATCGAGGAATAACAAAAGGAAACTCATTAAAACCAGATATACTAATTACTTTTTGATCTTCATTATCATAATAAATCGATACATATTTCATTGATTTATTATCCATTTTATATGGATTAGATTGATCGTTAGGTTTAACGCATTGATTTATAGTAACTTCATCATAAGGTTTTTTTTCTGCAATTTCTTTAATTCTTTTAGATAGCTTATCGCCAAATCGTTGATATGCAGCTCTTGCTGTCATTTTAAATTCACGATGAATACTATCTACATATCCTTTATCATTTTCTGAAATATAAATTTCTTTTATGTGTCTTGTTGAAAAACGAATAAATTTATCATCATCTTCTTCAATCATCATGCACGCTGTACCAAAAGTACATAGATCAACATACAATTCATGTATTTCTTGTTGAAAATTTGACCTGTCAAGAGCAATATACATAGATTGTGTACTTGCTTCTAACCATTCCTGACTTTCTTCATCCATGGCAAAATTTTCGTTTTTAAAACGCATACTAAACCAAGGTGTTGCTGCATTTGTCAACATACCATGCAAGGAAGATGAAAGTAATTCGGCTGCGTGTAAAGCTGTGCCATCAAAAATAAATTCGGTTCGTTTATCGCCAGATGATCTTTTAACATTAACATCTGCTCTACGAGGTAAAACATAATCAGCTATTTCTTGCCAATGACTTTCCCAGTTTAATCGTTTTCCTTTTAACTGTGCAAATTGACTACTTAATTGTTTTATATCCATATTAATTCCCAAATGTTTCTCCTAATTTATCTTTGCCTTTTGATAAACCTAATTTCATTATACCCAACATATTTCTATCCGATGTAAATTTTTTTCCAGATTGTTTGGCAGAAAAACTTTTCATATAATCGTTGTAGGCAAGTTGTGGTTGTGAAGCATTAACTAAATCTGTTGCTGCACTTGCTCGCATAACACTTCCACCTACTCCAGGTACAGCAAATGATAAAGCTGCTGTTGACAATCCTTTAATTTTATTTTGTCGTTCTAACATTTCTTTTGAAATTGGTGTACTTGTCATTACACCAGTTGGATCTCCACTACCCATTGCACTATTTGAAGAACCATATTTTATTGTATTAGCATTAGAGTTTCCAATTACTGATCTGCTTATACTTGGATCGCCAGCAGCATATAGTTTTTCTCCTTCTGTTTTACTAATTCTAACAAATTCTCCACCTACTTTTTTAAAATAATTACCAACTTTTACTATATTTTTATCAACCATAGCATCATCAGTAAATTTTGATGCTTCTTTGCCATAAAAATATCTATCTTTTCCTTTTAAATTATAAGCAAGTGTTTTCTTTTCATCTTGCAAATAATCCATTGGACCAGGTACAGTTGTTTTTAATCCTAATCTTTTTTTAACAACTTCTTTAATTTGATTTGATTGTTTTTGATTAGACCTATTTTGGCTTTCTCTTTGTTTTGTTGCTGTTCCAGCTCCCATACTAAGCACCGCCTAATAAAGTTTTTTTGGCAATATTAGCTTCACTTGTATCGCCTTGTGTACCTGTTATAATAGTTTCAGTATATCCTTTTTTCTTATTTGCCATTAATTTTGCAATTTTTCGCTTTTTAGGATCTGGCAAATCTTCCGCAACCGCTGGTGCTAATTTAGGCGGTGTTGGTAAAGGTGGTGGTGTTGGAGGTTTTGGAGATAAAAATCCCATTGTTTTAATTCCTTATGTTTAGAGGGTTATAGTTTGTGCCTTGTGCAAATCTTTCTAATCGTTTGTTTTCGTTTAAATCTAATTCTCTTATCGCAACCGCACAAGTTCGCCACGCATCTGCATAATGCGAGGAATGATCGTGTACTGGTTTTGAAAATATACGCTGTTTATCTATCCATTTCCTGTGATACCATTTCATCGCATCCAGAAAAGGTTTGCAATTTGACCTATCTATATAGGTTTTTGCTAACAAAATTTGACCAGCGTGAATACCATCTTCAATAGATAATTTTGGACAAACTTTAATTGGTCGCATACCCATTGAGTAGGCGTATTCTTTTCTTGTATGTCCAGTTGATAGTTCTCGCTGCTCTATGTCATGCGGAAAAACATAGTTGCGGATATTATATTCTGTTTTTTTAATATAATCGGCATAAAAGTCCAGACTTTTATTACTATCTGCATAACAGTTAATAATAAACAATGCTCGACCAATTTGTTGTACAAATAAAATTACTGTTTGATCACTTATACCAAGATCAAAATATACATCTACTGGATAACCAGGATCATATGGATAATGAGAAATTTTTTTATCATCTTCCATTTTGGCAATAATTTTACCATAAATTGATCCTGATATATTTGCTGTCCAAGAACATTCAAATTCTTGTTGGTATTGGTCCTCCGTCATCAGCTTTCTTGCTGATTCTAATTCTTCTTTAGGTACTAATCCTGTTTCACTTGCTTTAAACGTACAAGTAAACCATTCTGGTAATGACTTTGCTTCTTCAAACAAATCATAAAAACTATTCATTCCTTGTGGTGTACCAATAAACAAACAACTACCAAGACGATCAGCAATAGCTGGTCTGATTACCTCGGCAAACATTCTGCTATCCATTTGTGCATATTCATCAC